TACGACGTTCGTGCTCCACGTGCTGGCGAGCAGCGCAGCAATCCAGTCCTCGAACTGCGTGTCGTACGACAGTTCGCTGTTGATTTGCAGCCCACCCGCCGCGCTGGTGTAGATGAGGTCCGCCACTTCGCGCGAGTTGGTGATTTCCGCACTCTTCGTCGTGTTGTACGACGCGGTGTCCGTGAGGCTGTTGTAGCGCACAATGCGGCCAGTTGGCGTGGCAGGAGTCGTCCCCCACGAGCTTTCCGCGATGTACGCGACTTGTTCTTTGTTGCTGATGGCATTCGGCATAGGGTTGCTCCTGCTATGCTAGGGATGAACGATGATGTAGTACGTGATGACCACGGGCAAACGTGCCCACGGGTCCACGTCGTTCTGTCGCATTGGTTGTGTCCGCACTTCCGACACAATCACCGGCGTTCCATCGGGCAGCGCCATCGCCGTCGTCAAGAAGGCGTGCTCGATAGCGTCTGCCAGCGCCAATGCGTTTTTCACGCCTGACCCGTCGGGAAAGGCAAGATTCCACTGATACATACCCGTCACCTGACGCCAACGACCGCCAAGACCACCGCTGGTGGCAATGTCAATCGAGTCGTCTCCCTGCGGGTACTCTTCAATGAAGTAGTCTGTGGGCTGCGGTTTCCAACCGTGCGTCGGTCCGCGATTCGGAGCAAGGATTGGCCATTGCTGCCCTTCGCCTACGCCATCAAGAGCGGCCAGCACCGTGCGCAACGCCGTGAGCGCCTGCGCGCGGACAGACAAGGTAGTGGTCACTGTGCACCTCCCTGCGCGTTGCTAATCGCAGTTCGTACGATGCGCGGCCACGCCATCACCACGCCCTTCACCATCCCGTATTGATCTTCCATATATTTGGCATAGACCGCTACGAATCCGATGGTCATCGGCAGATAGTGCTGCACGGCGCTCTTGGCCGCGACCATCACGCCTGCGCCGCCCGTGCTACCGGCCCACGCTTTCTTCTGAGCCAGATTCTTCGCACGCTCTGGCGGGTCAACCGGCGGCACGCCGAGCGTGCTGCCTGTGCGCGTGGCGCGCATATAACCCGTGTCCACGGGAGTTCGTCCGCCGTGCTTCACGTCCTTGGCCAGCATTGCGTCGGCTTGCAGAATGGAGTCGAGATACACGCGCTGCGCCTTGTCCGCAATCTTGCGCGGAATGGTCACCTTCATCTGCTGCGCGAATTCGGTCGGCGTAGCCATTGCGTTAGGCTCCCAACTGAATGGTCCACATCTGCGGCACCGTCATCGTCGTGTTCAGCGTTTCGACTCCCACGATGCGCCAGTCCACTCCCGCCACGGTGCACATCATTCCGGGCAACGGGTCCCACGCGCAGTCCTTGGCCGCAATCAAGAGTTCACGAGTAAAATCAACTTTGTCAATCAAGCCAATCTTGCGGTCGTACTCGTTCTTTTTCATCGGCACCGCTACAAACGGCGCAGTGAACGATTGGTCCACATCACCCACGCGCTCGTCGTTGACGTAGTCTAGCTGCGGGGCACTCTTGCGCGTGATGGTGCACGTGCCCTTGATGCCGTCGGGGATGGCGTGAATGGCCGTTTGCACCAGCGCCGCAAGGTCTAGAGACATTCGGTCACCCCCTTAGCGTACGAGTCGTGTGCCGCTGAACGCCGCATAGCCGCTCTCGAGGATTGGCTCAACCACGTCAGCGAAGAACTGCGGTCCGGGTCCGCCCACATCACGGAACTTGAGGGACACCGGCCCCGCCCCGACTGACTCAAGATTGCCCACGGGGTTCAACCCAAACGGGTCGTCCGTGCGCGTGCAGAGCCAGCCCGCGAGTTCGGCCTGCGCACGCTTCAGCACCACGGGAATCTCGTCCACCTTGTAGTACCCGTAGAACGTGCCCACGTAGTATCCGTACGGAGCGCGCACGCCTCCGCGCGGCCATTGCATCGCTTGCGCTGCGCTGATGCGCACGCCCGGAAAGTTGGCGCTGATGTCCACGATGCGCGCCGCTCGAATGAGCAACGCCGTCTTGTCAGCACTCTGCAGCGCGCCCCATTGCGTTGCGTACACGCTCGCGGCCAGCCAGTCGTCCGCTTCCTGCTGCGTGCAATAGCTGTTCGCGGTGCTGCCGCCAATGGTGGTGTCCAACACAAGGGTCATCGCCGGCCTCCCACGCTCCGCTTCTTCGGCTCATTGCGCAACGCCGATGCATCGGGTGAGCGCTGCTCGGTAGCGGTCTTGATGAAGTCCTGCACTTCCACTACGGCTTTCTGTTCCTTCAAGTCCATCGCGCGTTGTGCCACAGCCAGTGGATGGTCGCTGTCAATAGTCACCTCGCGCCCGAACTTCTCGATGTACATCTGCACTATTGCCATCGGTGCTGCTCCCAGTCTGAAGTCCGCAGGGGGCAACCGTGACGGAGGCGTCCCTCCGCCACGGCCCCTGCGGTCACGTCGTGTCACCCGTCACGCCGCAACCCTTCTACCGACTAGTAGTCGGAGAGCCGCCACGCGAGGTTCGGGTCAAGAATCGCCCACCCGTACAGCACGTCCAGCGCCACGTGCACGGCGCTGTTCGTCCCGTCGTAGTACATACGGGAACGGAGCGTGAGGTTCGTGATGGGGTCCGTCACGGTGGCGATGCGCGCGCCAAGCTGACCGCCGAGTTCCGACAGCGGAGCCATCGCGAGCGCGAAGGCGTTGCGGTGGAACAGGATGTTCTGCACTTTCGCAGAACCGAACAGCGTGGCTGTGATCACTTCCGAACCGACCGTGGCCTGCTTGAGCCCCGGCGTGATCGTGATGGTCGCCGCGCCAGACGAGAACGTGACATCCGCGGCAACGTTGTACTGCTGTGGGTCACCCGTGATGGTGAGAATGTCGCCGGTCTTCAGGGTGCCCGCCGCCTGGAAGTTGCTGACGGCGATGCTCGTCGTACCGATGGCGTTCGCGCCGTTGACGGTGCCCGCGTTGTCCGCCGCCACGCCGGACGTGTGTGACGGCGTGTTCTGGTTCGCGAACCAGTTGAAGCCGTACAGCGAGGTGATGGCACCGCGCATCAGCGCGGGGTCCTGCGTGGCGCTGGCCGTGGTCGCGGTCAGCTTGTTGAGGATGTTCGCCTGCATCGAGCCGCCGACCATCGCGTGCAGGTTGGCCGAGTCGTTCATCGGCACCTTGTTGTTGAACATCCCCTGATGCGCCGCCGTGATGTCCGAGAGCGCGAAGGTCGAGGAGGCCTGATTGCCGTACGGAATCTTCTTGTACAGCGCAGCACCGGCTTGGTCAATCGCGTCGGCCAGCGCGTAGGCGGCAGGCGTGATGTGGTCCGCGATGATGCGCGGACGCGTGAGCGAGAGGTCCTTGTCGGTGAGCAGGAACTTCACTTCCTTCCACTGGTCCAGCGTGACCGTCACGCTGTCCGGGTTGAGGTCGGTCGCGGCAGCGGGGGCGTTCGCGGCGGTGAACGCCGTGGGCCGACGGAGCCGGATGGTGTCGCCATACGCCTGCGGCGACGGGTCGTAGCCGCGGAACACACGGCCAGCCATCCCCAACGCCTTGTGAAGCACGAGGAGCGCTTCCTGGGCGAAGAAGATTTCATTGTAGTTGCCAAATGCGTTGCTCATAACGCTGTGTCCTCCCCCGAGGGGAACGAATGTTGTGGAGCAGCAGGGCGGGTTTCGTAAAAACGCGCTCGCCGCCGGATTGTGAAACAACTCACACCTACTCCAGACAGCGAGCGCGTTGCGCCATCGCTGGTGTCCCCGTAGGGGACGGGTCCTACTGTGCGAACCGACAGCCCTTCAGTTGCCGTCAATCTAGTGGGCCGGTGCTAGGAACGCCTAGTGTGGAACAACTAGGCGTCCAAAATCACCAAGTCCACCCCTCGCTTGTCCGCCTCAACACGGGCGCGCTGATACGTGGTGGTGTCGCGCGCCTGCGCTTGCGTGAGCCGGATGGCCTGTCCACCTGTCCACCCGCTTGGCGTGCCGCCACCCTTTGCGCCCCCGCCGCTGGAGGCGGGTGCTGCGAACGCCGAGCCAAACGCCTCGTTCGCCTTCAGCGTGTTCACGAACTGCTCGACCGTCATCGGCGTGCCGAGCATCGCGTCGGCCACCATCGGCGTCTTGCCATCCTCGCCCACGACCTGCACGCGGAACGTATCGCCGTCCTCCACCACGCGCAGCCGCCCAATCACGTGCGGCAGCAAAAGCGTGGCGTTGCCTTCGGCCTTCGCAATCGCGGCCATCGCCTCGGCCTTCGCCGTGGCGTTGAACAGCGCGTTCGCATATCGCTGGGTCTTGCTGCGCTCCTCGCCCAGAGACTTCTCGAAGCCCACCGTGCGCTCGGCCAGCATCTTGTCGAAGTTCCCTGCGGCGCGCTGGCGCTCTTCCTCACCCTTCGAGTGCGCCGTCACGATTTCGCCGAGCTTCGTGGGGTCGCCCACCTTGTCGAGCACGTCCTTGAACGGCGCAAACTGGTCCTTCAGCTTGCGGATTTCACCAAGCAGCTCGCGGTTCTTGCCGTCAAGCGCCAACACGCGCTCTGCGACCTGCTGTTCCGTGTACATCTTGGGTTCGCCGCCGCCGCCAGCGGCATTGTTTCCACCGGCGTTGCCAGTAGGGTCGGACATAGTGCATTACCTCAGGAAAGAGATGAAGAAAGGTGAAACGGGTGATGGTCCTACGATGCTGCGTCTGCGGTTAGTCTTCGCTGGTGCCCACGGTCGGGTCGTACGGCGCGTCGGCTTCCGTCATCTCCACGACACCCGTGAACTGCGTGCGCACCATTGCCAGCGCCTCGGTTGGGTCCTTGCTGGCGGGGTTGCACGCATTGTTGAGAAACTTCTCGAGCAGCGCATCGTTGCACGCCCACACGCCGTCCGCGTAACTGGCGGTGCAAATCCACGATGGAGCCGTGATGGTCAACATCAATCTCTCCGCGTTGGTCGCGTGGTGCGATAGGTGTAGTCTTCCCGCGCGCCACGCGCATTCCGCTCGGGGGACTGAAGGAACTTCTTTGCGGCCAGCTTGCCCTCGGGCAAAATGGCCACGGTGAATGTGCACCGGCAGTTGTACACGCCCTGTCCGGGAACCATCACGCCCCCGTCTACGGGGAAGGGCTGGTCCACGGGCACGGTGATGCCATCAGCGTCGTGATGCTCGGGGCGCTCCCGACCATCGAGCGTGGTGACCCACGTCTTCACCAACTGCCCCTCGTCTACGCCGGCGATGGCCGCAGCGTCGCGCCAGCCCACGAGGTTGCCTTCGCGCGCAGCGTTGAGCGTGAGCGTGCGTGACCACGTTTCCGCACGCCACGACACTAGCCGTTCCCCATAGCGCCCCGTCATTTGGGCTATCTGTTCATCCGTCAACGTCGTACCGGCCTCACGTGCGGTGCGCAACGTGCCGTCAAAGCGCGCATCGCGCAGCTCACGCCCGAGCGCATTGGTGTAGTCGCCGCTGCGCAGCGCCAGCTCGTACGACGAGACGATGTTATAGTCGTGCTCGGTCATTCCCACAAACTGCCGCACCTCGCGCGCCACGCTGCGCGGGTTCATTCCCGAGCGCAGCCCGTCAGCCATTGCGCGCTCGAGCACCGCTTGGGTCTGCTCAAAAATGGCGGGGAAGTAGTCCGTGGTCAGACGCTCTACGGCCTGCGCCAGCGCCTCGCTTCCCACGCTGGTCTGCACCACGGCACGCCCCGTG